CTTCGGTGTACGCGGTGTGATGCAGCTGCCAGAACTCAAGCCCGGCCAGAAGTCCACATTTTTGACGGATTTGTTCCACAAAGCGCAAGAGGACATCAACGCACAGGCCGAGATCTATAGCGGAGAGAAAACCGCATATGACGTGGCAATGCAGGAAGGCCGCGCGTTCATTGCGCTTGTCGGAGATCCCGATACGGCGTTAAAGGCGCGGGAAGGGCTGGCAAAGATCCATCACGCTCTGACTAGCGCCGCCGAGCTTGGCGCAGAGTTCAAGCGTAAGTGCAAGGAACTCGGGCTGAAATACGATAAGGAGATAAAAGCCTATGTATTGGTTGACACAAAGCCTGCTGAGCAGCTGGAAGCACTTTCTTGATGCGGATGATGCGTATGCAGACGCGGCGCTGTCCTCCTTCCTCTCCACGCTTCGGCGTGAAGAGAAGGAAACAACGCAGGCGATGCAGGCTGGCATTGACTTCGAGGCGGCGATCAACAGCACGGTTGCGGGCGTACCAATTGAGCCTATCAGCGAGAAATACGACCGGGCTGTAGCAAAGTTTTCCCGTATCTGTACAGGAGGTCAGCCGCAAGTGCCGGTTGCCGGGCGGCTTCGTGTGGCGGGCTTGGATTTCCAGTTATACGGCGTCTGCGACTACGTAAAGGCCGGAATCATCTACGATATCAAGCGCGTGCAGCGGTACGAATACGGCAAGTATCTGCACAGCCCGCAGCATCCAATGTATCTGCATCTGCTGCCCGGTGCATCAAAATTTACATACCTGATCTTCGACGGCGCGAACACTTACGCGGAGACGTACCGGCGCGGCGATTTCGAGCCTATCGAAGATACGATTTCATGCTTTATCAACTGGCTTTTGGCAAACGGTCATATCAACGATTATTTTACACATTGGGAAATGACCACTGAAAGGATGGACAAGATAGATGGGATTTAAGGCAGTAAAGAATGATGGCGGCCTGATGAAGGCTGGCGACTATGAGTGCTATTTGAAATCGTGCGGCTACAGCGTAACGAAGAACGGAAATGAGTGCATCAAGTTCGATTTCGTTGTCCGTGAGGACGTCGAGCAGGAATACCAGAAGAAGCACATCTTCAAGAACTTCTGGCCCGACCGCGATACCGGAGAGTATGACGCCGACAAGATCGGCAAATATGCAAATGCGCTTGGCATTGAGCCGGGCACAGATTTTGAACTTGACGATCTGGTAGGCCGCAACTGCATTTTGCACATGGAGCCGTTTGAGGGCAATGACGGTGTGACGCGCGACTGTATCCGGTATCTCAAGCCCAGCAAGGCAGACTCCTTTGTAACGCCCGCACCGGCCAGCGCAGAGGAGTTCAAACAGCTTGACGAAGGCGACGACGAACTGCCGTTCTGAGGGCTGAAATATGCCGAACAGAATTATTCGGGAAAGCATCTGCACAAGCGATAGCGTCGACAAACTCTCGTGGTTTGAAGAAGTTCTGTTTTATCGGCTCATTGTAAACTGTGATGATTTCGGACGCTTTGACGGGAGAGCGGCGGTAGTGAAAAACCGCCTCTTCCCGCTGAAAGAAAACCTCACGCTCAAAACTGTAGAAAATGCTCTTCATGGGCTGGCGAGTGCTGGATTGATTGCTCTGTATGTGTTTGAGGGCAAGCGCTTCCTTTACCTACCAACATGGGGCAAGTATCAGACGCAGCGTGCGAAGGTAAGCAAATTCCCGTCGCCTGATGACGGGAAACAAGCGGACGAAATCATTTGCAAGCAAATGCGTGCAGATGTTCCCGTATTCGAGAATCGAGAATCGAGAATCGAATTCGCTATTCGAGATGCGGAAGATAGCGCGGAGCCGCAAGCGGCATCCACGCCGCCAGCAATCTCTCTGCCGCTGAATGATGGAACGGGATATTCCGTTTCCGTGGAGCAATGCCAGGAATGGGCGGGCTTGTACCCTGCTGTCGACGTGATACAGCAGCTGCGGAACATGAGGGGCTGGTTGGACGCAAATCCGGCCAAACGGAAAACAAAGCGCGGGATCAATGCGTTTATTGTCCGCTGGCTGGCAAAAGAACAGGACAAGGGCGGAACACAGCCTGCACAGTACAGCCGCGCTGCAAAGCCCGGCTACGGCGTGCAGGGGCATCATAACGATCTGAATCCGCTGGAACGTGCGGATGTGGACAGGGTGATGGGGCCGGTGTCAAAGGGAGCTGCCCGATTGCAGCAAGGCGTGCAGCGCCACGGGGACGAACTTGATGCGTTCCAGCTGGAGGCAGTCGAGCGAATGCTTGGGGAAAACAAGGAGGATAATACATGAGATTTGTTTGCGACTGCTGCCACGATCTGACGAACATCGAGGCCGACCGGATGGAGATCCAGGGCGACAAGCTGATAGTGTACAGCCGGGCAAGCTGGTGTACGTTGCGGATCTCGGCCAGATCATGCTGGCGAAGCTGACGCCGGGGAGGGATGAGGCAAAATGAGAGCCACGAAAGACGGTGAGTTTCGCAGCAGCGTCTACACACAGCGTCCGCCGTATGCTGATTTTGAAGCGCCTGCGAAGTTTCAGGCGATACAGAGCATTATTGCAAAGCGCGTGAAGGAGCATCCGAATGCGATGTGCTCTTATTCTGGCGGCAGCGATAGCGACATCATGATCCACATGATCGAGACGGCCCGCAAGATCTTCGGTCTGCCGCCGATCAAGTATTACTTCTTCGAAACGGGCCTTGAAATGGAGGCCACGCGGCGGCACGTCAGGGAAACGGCAGAGCTGTACGGCGTGGAGATCCAGACTGTCCGTCCGAAGAAGAACATTGTGCAGGCGACGAGAGAATACGGGCAGCCGTTCGTCTCAAAGATCATGTCTGCTGGGCTGGAAGCCGTGCAAAAAAAGAACATTCCGCTCACCATCGCGGATGAATACGATCAGGCGGGAGACAAGTCGGCGAAGCGGAAGGAACTGAAAGAGCGATATCCGGGCTGTGAGCAGGCAATCAATTTCCTCTGCTGCTGCAATTCGGCAGGCGAACCGCGCCCGAATATCCAGCTTGTTATCAACAGTTCAAAGTACATGCTTGATTTCATCAAGGAAAATCCGATCCCGTTCCGCGTCAGCAATCACTGCTGCGACATCTGCAAAAAGCAGCCCGCACACGCCATTGAAAAGCAGTTTGATATGGTGATTACCGGAGAGCGCCGCGACGAGGGCGGAATGCGTTCCGTGCCGCGCAGCGACAG